GAGGACCTTTTGGATGTCCCGGCTATACAGCCTCACCCGTAGTTTATAAGCTACAGGGTCTTACTTCAGGACGAAGTAAGCAAGGGCTTGATGCCTCCAAACTTTGGACCCATTGATTTGGGTCTGAGAGAGATAACTACAAATCGTCGAGATAGGGTCGCCACGGCATATCTGGCCAGTACGTAATCTTTTCGTACGTAACCAAACGCCTGAAGCGGCTATTACTATCTACTTTCCCACTTTGCATTCCGAGGAGGAATGCTAGGTAGCGAAATTGCATGTTCCAGGATGACGTATCTTCTTTCAGAGGTATAAACCTCAGAAGCTGAAGACGCCACACCTTACATTGCAAGTCGTTGTCGTAGTAAGCGAATCGCTCACCATAGGAAGGATCGGCATGAAGGTAGTGGTCCGTCTGGACCGCTTTTCCTGCATACCACTTCCAGAATTTCTTACCCGGAGGAAGATGCGGTGGGCCCCATAAGGGCTTATCCACACAACCGAACAGGTACCTGCATAAGGAATGCAGTTGAAATCCGACGCGATTCCAGACTAAACGATTATAGAGATTATAAACCTCTTGGTCGTTAGACGGAACCGACTTGACGTAGACCGGGCGCAGATCGACTCCTTGATAGAAGTCAGACCCACATGTCTCTCGAAAGTAACCAAAGACAAAGGATTTGTCAAGGTTAACTGAGAAACCGAAGAACTGCAGAGCCTCTACGAGTAGCGCATAAGCGCCGGGAGCGACAACGATGTCGTCCCCATATACTCGCAAGTTCGTAAGTTCTTCACCCGCTAAGATCGTACATGCCTTGGCTATAGCGTAGAAGAGAATAGACTCGACGGGAAACGTGAAAGCGTTCCCCATACTTGAGAATTTCTCATACGTATGCCAAGTTACTCCTTTGTCAAGAGTGTAGTTCTTGGATCTTAAATCGTCCAATAAAACAAACCACTCTCTAGGAAATAGCATGCGAACAACTTCAATGCTTACACAATCAGAGGCCGAGCTCAGATCGACGGTCGCCGCTTCAAGCGGTACCGAAGACCCAAGTTTAGCAGGGCCGTGGTTCCTTTCCTGATCGTCCAGAGTTACGCCATGT